TGCATCTCTTATCGATCAAGACGCATCCAAAACAGGTTCTGCTGTTTCAATAGGAGATGGTGTATTCTTTATTCGCGGTCATTTTGTAAATGTATCTGCTGATAAGATTGTACTTGATCCTTATTCAAATGTTCCAAACTATAGAGTTGGTCTTTTTGTTCAGGAAGAAATAATTCAGGCAAAAGATGATTCCTCATTATTTGATAACGCTAGAGGATTTTCAAACTTTGCAGCACCCGGTGCAGATCGACTAAAAATAAAAACTACTTTAACAAAAAAACCATTAACTGACTACAATGATAAGAATTTTGTAGAATTAATGCGTCTTGATGATGGACAACTTAAGAAAAACGCAAAAAAACCAGATTATTCTATAATTAAAGATTATTTTGCAAAAAGAACTTACGAGGAATCTGGAAATTATTCAGTTGGTAATTTTAAAGTTGATCTTGCAGAATGTTTAAATGATGGAGTATCAAATGAGGGTATATTTTTAGAAAATGAAAAAACTGATCAAAGAAATACTCCTGAAGAACCTTTAATGTGTGTGAGAGTTTCTCCCGGAAAAGCATACGTAAGAGGTCATGATATCGAAAAGCCTGGTACATCAATTATTGACGTTGATAAACCAAGAGACAAAGCAGAATTTAAGTCTGCAAAGGTTAATTTTGCATTAGGAACACTATTTAAATTAAATAATGTTCATGGAACACCAGAATTAGGTTTAAATAATAATCTCGATGATTCAACTATCCTTTTAAGAAGTCAAAGAAAAGGAAGTGGTAATAATCCAACTCCCGCGGGAGGTTCTATTGGTAGAGCAAGAACATATGCATTTGAAAATACTGATGCTGCCTATAAAGATGCAACAACTCAGTTTGATCTTTACCTATATGATATCCAATTATTCACAACATTAACATTTAATGTTGCATTATCTAACTCAGAATTACCAGTTGGTAGTTTTGTTGAGGGATTAAGCAGTGGTGCAACAGGTTTTGCAGTATCTAGTGGTGCTGGTGGAGTGCATCTTGATTTTGATCAGATATCAGGGACATTTATAGAGGGTGAACAAGTTAGAATAAACGGTGATAATTCATTAACTAGATCAATTACAACTGCTCAAAAATTTGGTCTTGAAGATGTAATGTCAGTCCATCAAGAAGATACATTTATATCAGGTGCTGATTTTTCTGGTGATTTAGTTTTACAACCAAAAGTAATAAAAGAACTAGGACTTGGAGATGAAGTTAACATAAGCGGTTCAAGTGTATTAACATGTGCTGGTAAGACATTTGGATCTTTAAAGGTAGGTGATGTCATTATTGTTAACCTAACTACAGACGCATCACCAAGGTTCAATCGAGTTAGTGCTATTTCTGCTGATCTCAAATCAGTTACATTAGCAGCAACAACAACTGTTACAGGTGTTAGTCTTGGAACTGTATTAGCAAATCTTACACCGACAGGTATTCATGTTGCTCGTCCACAAATATTTTTAAATGATGCCGGATTATATGCAGAACTTCAGAAGAAGAATGTTTCTGATGTATCATTGGCACAATCCAAATTATTCATTAAATCACAGGTTGAAAAAACTGCATCTTCTAATACTTTAACAGTAAGTGTTTCGGATTTAACAGACGTAACAGGTGCATCTTTTGTACCATTTGATGCTGATCGTTATAGTATTTCTAAAAAAACATCTACTGACACTACTCATCAAACATTAGAGGCAAGTCAAGTAGTATTAGGTGCCAATAATCAATCAATTACATTTAATAACCTTGTAAATGGTGCAAAGGTTGTCAATGTAACTCTTGAAAAGGACATAATTTCACAAAAAACCAAAAATGCCTCAAGAAGTAATTCAATTGTAATTAATAAAACTAATGCAGGAATAGCAACTCATGGACTCACAACTTCATCTGGATATGGATTAAGAGTTCAGGATAAAGAAATATCTTTAAATACACCAGATGTTTTCAATGTAGTTGGTGTATTTGAATCAGTCAATTTAGCAGATCCAGTATTAGATAAATTAGTTTTTGTAAGTGGACTATCACTGAATACAACTACAGTTCTTGGTGAGAAAATTAAAGGTGCGGAAAGTGGTGCGATTGCTATTTTAGCAGGACAAACAAGTGCAACAACTCTTGAAATTGTAAGGGTTACTCAAGCACAATTTATAATTGGTGAGTCAATTACATTTGAAGAATCAAGTATCACTACAAATTTACAAGGTACTATTGCAGGATTATTTAAAGATGTAACATCGAATTATATTCTTGATGATGGTCAGAGAGATGAATATGCTGATTATTCTCGAATTGTTAGAAAAGATGGTGCAACAATTCCATCAAGAAGAGTTAGAGTAATCTTTGATAAATTTACAGTTCCAGCAAATGATACTGGTGATGTATTTGCAGTAGGATCATATCCTGCAAATAATTTTAAAGACGTTCCATTACTTAAAAATGGACTAAGAGCAAGCGATACATTAGATTTTAGACCAAGAGTTGCTGATTATAGCGGATCTACTTCACCTTTTGCCTTTGCAAATAGAACATTTAATTCATCCGGAACTAATCCAACACTAGTTCCTGCACCAAATGAAGCATCAACGTTAGATTTTAAATTTTATCTTCCAAGAATTGACAAGTTAATATTGGATGCAAGTGATAATTCTGGAGATGCTTACACTAACGGTGATTTTCAAATAATTAAAGGTGTTTCATCAGAAGATCCTGTAGTCCCAGCTGATATTGATACTGCAATGACAATTGCAACAATCGCGGTGCCTCCATATCTTTATAATGTTAAAGATGCTGTAATAACAGTCGTTGATAATCGTCGTTATACTATGAGAGACATTGGAAAATTAGAAGACAGAATTGAAAATCTTGAAGAATTAACATCACTCTCATTACTTGAATTAGATACAAAAGCACTTCAAGTACAAGATGCAGATGGATTATCAAGATTTAAAACTGGATTTTTTGTTGATGATTTTAAAAATACAAATTTATTAGATCGAGCAAATCCAGACTGTAAATGTGATGTGATTGCAAGTGTTCAAAATTTAGTTACACCAACTGATTTTTATTCAATCAAACCAGAATTAGCACTTGATAACTCATTAAATCCTCAAACTGCAGATTTTTCAGATAATTTAGCACTTCTTGATTCTGGTGTCAGAAAGACTGGAGACTTTATTACTCTTGATTATGATGATGTTATTTTATTAAATCAACCACTAGCATCAAGAATAGAAAATGTTAACCCTTTTAACATGGTTTCATTTACTGGTAATATAGTTTTAAATCCTAGCGCAGATTCTTGGACAAGAAATATCATCTTAGATGATGGCACAAGAACAGTTTTAGGTGATACTGAAGAGACATTTACAAATGATCGTATTGTAAGTAGCGAACCTGATACACATATAAGATCCCGCAACGTAGCATTTGATGTAAGTAGTGTCAAACCATTAACAAGATTTTATGCATTCTTTGATAGCCAATCAGGAATTGATATTATTCCAAAACTAATTGAAGTATCGATGGATTCTGGTTCATTTGATGTGAATGAAACGGTTGAAGGTTTTGCTGGATCAACAAGAGTATTTGCAGCAAGAACATGTGCTCCAAATCATAAAACTGGAAGTATCAGTTCACCAACAACAGTCTATACAACTAATCCATACAATTCAGGGTTAACTTTACCAAGTTTGTACTCAGCGTCTTCTACAGTTTTAAACATTGATATAGCGTCACTCGTTGAAGAAGCACAAGGTAGATTTTTTGGATACATTGAAACTGGAATAAAATTAGTTGGATCAACAAGTGGAGCAACTGCTACAGTCTCTAATATTAGATTAATATCTGATTCTGTGGGTGATTTAAGAGGATCATTCTTCTTCCGTGATCCTTTTGGTTCTCCAGTTCCACAGTTAAGATTCCAGAATGGTACAAAAACATTTAAGTTGACATCAAGTTCAACTAATGGAAGACCATTACTAGGAGATCCATCAATTAGTAGTGTGGAAACAACTTATCGTACAAGTGGAGTTGTGGATACATTTAGACAATCTACAGTGGTCGTTCGTATTCCACCACCACCTCCAGTACCAGTTGTATTTAATATCACAAATGAATTCATAACAAATGAAATCACTAACGTAACTAATGTCACTGAAGTAACTAATGTAACTAATGTTACAAACAATACTACAAATGTAACTAATGTTACTCAGATAGTACAACCTCGTCGAAGAAGAAGGAGAAGGAGGAGTGATCCATTAGCACAATCATTCACCGTTGATGAGAGTGGTGCATTCCTTACTGCAGTTGATATTTTCTTTAGAAAAAAAGATGTAAAAGAAAAACTCACAGTTCAATTAAGAACTATGGAGTTAGGTATTCCAACATTATTCCTTGTTCAAGATTACGCACAAGTTGTTTTAGAACCATCTCAGATTAATGTGTCTGAAGATGCCTCTGTAGCAACTAGAGTTACATTCCCATCTCCAATATATCTACCATCAGGAGAAGAGTACGCTCTCGTCCTTCTAGCTCCCTCTAGTAACAACTATGAAGCATGGATTGGTCGTATGGGTGAACCTACTATTGAAACACAAAGTTTACCTGATGCAGAGAGTGTTGTAATTTCAAAACAATACATTGGAGGAAGTTTATTTAAGTCACAGAACGGATCAATTTGGACTCCAAGTCAGTTTGAAGATCTTAAGTGTATTTTATATAAAGCAGACTTCTCTAAATCAAGAGATGCAGAAGTGATTTTATATAATCCAGAATTAAATTACGAAAGTAGTTTGATTCCAAACTTAAAAAATAATGCGATCAGAACTTTACCAAGAAAGATGAAAGTTAAGATTGATACAGGTGCTACAGCGTCTGAAATTGCAGTTGGTAAAAGAATTGGTGCAGGAGTTGCCGGTGTTGCGAATACCACACCAAATGGAATCGTTGAGAGACTTGGTGGTGTTGTTTCTGGAGAATCACTTGAAGCAGGTGGATCTGGATACAAGGCGAGTCTTTCTGGTCAAACTGTAAGTACATTTAATGTTACTGGTGGTGGAACAGGATTGACATTAGATGTAAGTTCAGGATCAGATGGAGTTGTAACAGGTGCTGCGATTAACGCTGCTGGATCTGGTTATTCTGTTGGTGATTTAGTTGGTATTGTAACATCTACTCTTGGTGCTGGACAACAATCTGGATCTGGAGCATTGTTCTCAATTGATTCAATTTCTGCAACTGATACTTTATATCTTACAGATGTTCAGGGTCAGACATTTTCAAATAATGCTGCGTTACTACATTTTAATGGAACTAATTATGTTGCATTAACAAATAACAAATTAGTTGATGGAACTGTAAACACTCCAATCGATGCACTTCATGCTGGAAATGTGATTGAGGTTTCTCATTATAATCATGGTATGCATTCTGGAAATAATAAGTTAGAAATTTCAAATATTCAACCTGATACTCAACCTGTTATATTAAATGCAACGATTGGATTATCCACAAGTGTATTGCTGCTTGATGATCCTGCAAGTGGTGCAAATGCAACATTACCATTCGCTGAGTTTGAAGGAAAACCTGTAACAGCAGGATTTGTCAAGGTTAATAATGAAATAATGAAATATACAACAGTTGATTCTAGTAACGAATCATTGTATATCTCTGAAAGAGGAATAAGTGGAACAGCGATTCGTGAACATGCAAAGGGAAGTTTAGTATACAAATACGAATTTAATGGATTTTCCTTGACTGGAATCAATACTGATCATCAATTACCATCAACTTCACTACTTAGAACTGAGAGTGATATTGATAAATATTACATCGAAATTTCTAGAAGCACTGGAAGAACATCTGGTGATGATATGATGAATTTCTTTGATGATTCATTTGGTGGAGGTAATGAAATATTTGTATCACAGAATATTCAATATAATCAAATTTATCCATTAATAAATCACATCACACCCGGACAAACAGCATTGTCTGCTCGTACAAGAACAGTCAGTGGTACAAGTGCTGGTGGTAGTGAAGTATCATTCCTTGATCAAGGGTTTGAAGATGTCAAATTAAATGCGATCAAAACATTAAGCACACCAAGATTGGTTGCATCACCAATAAATGAAACAGCAAGATTGAATGATCTACCATTAAATAGATCAAATACAATAGCAATTAGATTGCTATCTGGTGATTCAAATTTATCACCAGTAATTGATATGATGAATGCTTCAATCATCTATATTAGAAACCGTTTAAATAAACCGGTAGATGATTATGCTTTGGATTCAAGAGTTAAATTAAATTCTAATGATCCTCATGCAGGAGTTTATATCTCTAATCGTGTTGATTTGAAACAACCTGCAACATCACTTCAGGTTCTAATTAGTGCACAGAAAGCTGAATCTGCTGATTTCAGAGTGCTATACAAATTATTTAACTCTGAAATTCCTGATGGAGAACAATCATATGACTTGTTCCCCGGTTTTGATAATTTACTTGATACAGATGGTGATGGTTTTGGTGATCAGGTCATCAATGCTGCTAGAAATAGTGGTAGACCAGATGCGAAGGTTGGATCAAGTACAGATGGTGAATTTTTAGAATATCAGTTTACTGCTGATAACCTATCAGAATTTACTGGTTTTGTAATTAAAGTGGTGTTTAGTGGCACAAATGAAGCAGAGGCACCAAGATTAAGTGATCTACGAGCAATTGCATTAGCATGATACGAGTAGAAGGACATAAACATCTTTATCGTGATGAAAAAACAGGAGCAATCATAAATTGCGATACTTCTGGATACATGCGATATAAAAAGATGAAAAATAAAAAATTAACTGAGAAATCGGAAATAGATGCTCTCAAATCTGAGATAGATACTCTCAAGGGACTTCTGAACGAACTAATTATAAATAAACTATAGATCATACTATATCATTGCATAAATGTCAGTATATGTTAGCAATCTTGTAATCAACACAGGTGCTACCTTCCAACAAACATTTTCATTAGAAAATATCACATCTAATTCTGCATTAGATCTTAACGGATTTACTGCAGCATCTCAGATGAGAAAACATGCAGGAAGCACAGGTATTGCAGCAACCTTTACAGCGTCAATTCAAAACGCAGATAATGGTCAGGTGCAAGTTGGTTTATCAAGCGTTAGCACTGCTACGTTAAAACCCGGAAGGTATGTTTATGACGTAATCGTTTCCGATAGTGTAGGTGAAGTAACGAGAGTTGTTGAAGGATCTGTTTTAGTAAGACAAGGAGTGACCCGTTAATGGCAAACATTAGAGTTCGTGTAGGACAACAAAATGCAACCAAAGTCGTATCCTCATTAGCAGGAAACGTCAGTGGATCTCTTGCAGGTCTTAGTGATACAGAAGTCAATAACCCACAAAATGGAATGGTTTTAGTTTTCAATTCAGCAACACAAAAATTTGAAGCAACTTTAACATTAACACCCGGATCGACACAAAATTTGGATATCAATGGAGGTAACTTTTAGAAATGGCTAGTATTATACGAGTAAAAAGATCTACGGGTACAACAGCTCCCGGTAGTCTTCAGTTCGGTGAACTTGGTCTAACAATCGGTACTGGTACTCAGGCAAACAAAGGAGAAAGACTCTTTGTTGGTGATAACTCAGGCAACGTTGATGTTGTTGGTGGTCGTTATTTTACCGACTTGATGGTTCATGCACCGGGAACAGTCACTTCAGTGACAAACCCAACAACTGCTGCAAATGGATTTGTTGCAATATTGGATCAAAATAGAAAAGTTGATGAATGGAATGTAGATAATTTAACATTGAATGGTAATACATTTTCTTCAACAAATACGAATGGAGATATAAACATCGATCCAAACGGTTCAGGAGAGATCGTCATACCTGATGACACCTTCTTAACTTTTGGTACTGGTAAAGATTCAAAAATCGAATATGATGAGAATGGCACAGACCAACTTAATATTACAGGTGCAGATGTCAGAATCAATATTACAACACAATCAAACAGTAAAGACACAGGTGCTTTAATTGTTGAAGGTGGTGTTGGAATTGAGAAAAACTTAAACGTTGGTGGAAATTTAGCTATCACAGGTATTGTAACCTTTAGTGATCACATCAGACTCCCTGATAATAAAGAAATCAGATTGGGTGATAGTAATGATTTAAAACTGGTTCATAATGGAACAGATAGCGTCATATCAAATACCACAAACGACTTAAATATTACCAACACAGGTGACGATATTAATATCACAGCAGCTGATGATTTTGTTGTTAAGGTTCAAGGAAGTGAAAATGCAATCACTGCTATAGGGGATGGTGCTGTAAGTCTATTCTTCAATAATGCTGCTAAAGCACAAACTCGTATCGATGGTTTCAACGTTGATGGAACATTAGAAACAAATAACTTTGTTGTTGTCGGTGTTTCTACAATTACAGGTAAAGTATTCCAAACAGGTGGAATTGAGATTGATAACATTGGAATATCATCAAATAGAATTCAAACAAGAGCAGGTGGTGGAAATCAATTATTCATTGACCCATATCCTGATGGTTTAAGTAACGAAGGAACAGTTATCATTAAAGGTGACTTACAAGTTGACGGTACAACCACTACAGTTAACTCAACTACATCAACTGTTAATGATCCAATCATGCGTGTTGGTGATGTAACAAGTATCAGAACTGTGATGACAGCAGTATCCAGTGGTGCAAATACCATTGTTGTTGACTCAGTAACAGGTCTACAAACTGACGATGTAATTACCGCGACAGGAATTCCTGCTAATACAACAATCAGTTCAATTAACACTGGAACAAAAACTCTTACCATTAGTAATAATACTAGTGCGGGAATTACCACAACAACACAGTTAACAATTACTCACGCAAAGGATACTAACACTGACCGTGGTATTTCATTCAACTACAATACAAGTTCTGGAACAGCAAATAACAAACTTGGTTTCTTCGGAATGGATGATAGTCAGGTTGGTGCAAATGGTTCTAGAGTATGGACGTATGTACCAGAGGCGACTAATACTGCTGAAGTAATTTCAGGTACAAAAGGTTATCTTGATATCAAAGGTATCTACTATCAATCTGGTGATTTCTCAACTCACGGTGTTGTTTACTTTGATAGTACAGGTCTTCAGGTTTCCACCACTGCACCTTCTGCTGCTACAATTACATCTACTCAACTTTTAACAGCAGTCACAGAGATTGCAATCACATTAGGTAGTGCACAATCAGTTACTGAAGGTGATTTAGTTACACAAGCAGGTGGTGGATCACAGCAAGGTGTTGTTAAGACAACATCAAACTCAACCACAGTTACATTGATTGGTGTAACTGGAACATTTAATACTTCTGCTGATTTAATATTAAATGGAACCGGCACCGGAAAAACACCTTCCGCTGTCTCAACTACATACACTAGTAAACCCATGTGGACAACAACGATCGACGGGGGTACGTTCTAGACTAAAAAACCATGAATTCACAAAATAATGACGTTGATGTAAACACTTTGATTAAAATTTATAATCAAAAAATATCAACACTCACAAACCAAAACATACTTTTGGAAGCAAAATTGACAACTGTAATGACTGATTTTAATGATGAAAAAACAAAATTAGCCGCAGAGGCACTTGAATGGCAAACCAAGTATGAAAACTTAGCATCTGAGGTAGAAGCAGAATAATGGCACAACCATCATCAAGACAAGGATTAATTGACTACGGACTTAGGCAACTAGGTGCTCCCGTGCTGGAAATTAATATTGATGATGATCAGATTGATGATTTATTAGATGATGCTGTACAACTTTTTAATGAAAGACATTTTGATGGTGTTGAGGAAATGTACCTCAAGCATGAATTTACACAGCAAGAAATAGATAGAGGAAAAATTCATCCCGGTTCTACTGGAATATCAACATCATCAATCGTTGGAACTGCTGGAACATCAACTAATATTTCTGGGTATGGAACAACTATTTCTCAATTTACTGAAAACTCAAACTTTATTCAAGTTCCAGACTCAGTAATCGGAATTGAAAAGATATTTAAGTTTGATACTAGTTCAATATCTGGTGGTATGTTCAGTATCAAATATCAGTTATTTTTGAATGATTTGTATTATTTTAACTCTGTTGAATTATTACAGTATTCAATGGTCAAGAGTTACTTAGAAGATATTGACTTCTTACTAACTCCTGAAAGACAAATAAGATTCAATAAAAAACAAAATCGTTTATATCTTGACATAGATTACAACTCACTCGCAGAGGGAGATTTTATAGTTATTGACTGCCAAAGAGCATTAGATCCAAATACTTTTACCAGAGTTTATAATGATCCATTTTTAAAGATGTATTTTACTGCATTGTTGAAAAGACAGTGGGGTCAAAATTTAATTAAGTTTAGAGGAGTTAAACTTCCCGGTGGATTAGAATTAAATGGTAGAGAAATATATGATGATGGTCAAAGAGAATTAGATGCAATTAAACAGAAGATGCAACTCGAATACGAGTTACCTCCTCTTGACTTCATTGGGTAGGATGTATGGCACTCAATCCCTTTTTTCTACAAGGATCTCCCGGTGAGCAGAGATTAATTCAAAATCTTATAAATGAGCAGTTGCAAATTTATGGGGTAGAGGTTACTTATATTCCAAGAAAATTTGTAAATAAACAGTCTATCATCGAAGAGGTGCAATCATCTAAATTTGATGATAATTTTTTAATTGAAGCATATGTGAATACCTACGAAGGATATTCAGGTGCTGGTGATATCATGACAAAATTTGGTGTTAGTTTAAGAGATGAGATTACTCTTACAATATCAAAAGAAAGATTTGAAGATTTCATTGCACCATTTTTAAATGATGATGAATATGAACTTGCAACTCGCCCAAGAGAAGGTGATTTAATATTCTTCCCATTAGGTACAAGATTATTTGAAGTTAAATTTGTAGAGCATGAACAACCTTTCTATCAGTTAGGTAAAAATTATGTTTATCAACTTCAGTGTGAACTATTTGAATATGAGGATGAGGTCATCGATACTGGTGTTGATGAAATTGATCAGGAGATTGAAGATGAAGGATTTATCACAACTCTCAATCTTGTAGGAACAGGTGTAACTGCAACAGCAACTGCTGCGATATCAGTGAACTCTGGATATGTAAATTCAATTTCACTTTTGAACGATGGTAGTGGATACACAGGCACTCCAACAGTTTCTATCAGTACAAGTAGAGCATCAGGTGGTACAAACGCATCTGCAGTTGCAATAACAACCGAGAGAGCAGGTGTGTTCTCAATCAAGGAAATCATACTTACAAATCCCGGTTCAGGATATACAGTTGCTCCAAGTATTAGAATTCTTGGTGGAAATGGAAGTGGAGCGATTGCAACTTGTAACTTGGTAACTTCGGGTCAGGGTGTAATTAGTTTCAACCTTACTCAAGAAGGAAGAGGTTATACAACAAATCCTGCTGTTACCGTGGCAGGGCCAACAGGTGTAGGAACAACTGCATTAGTTACTTCAGTTATTGATATTGGAAGTGGTCAGGTATCTTCTTTCAGATTTACAAACCCCGGTGCAGGATATACTGTTTCTCCAGCAGTTACGATTGCAGATCCAGATATTATTACAGGTCGTGGTAATTATCTCTATAATGATCTAGTCGTTGGACAAGCATCAAATACAGAAGCAAGAGTGAGATCATGGGATGCAGATACAAAAGTGCTAAAAGTTGCAAATGTAGGTATTGGTTCAACAGTCAGAGGATTTATTCCCGGTGAAGAACTTAGAATTCAAACTGGTATCGGTGCGACTGGATTAAAAATTCATAAGACAGTATTTACTGCTGGATTTACTACGACAGGTAGATTTATAGGTGCTGGCACAACTATTATAAATGTTGGAACTGCATATACAACTAGATTTACTGTAGGAAATGATGTTGGTGAAATCGAAAATGTAATCGGTGCAGGTGTAACAGTACACTCTATATTCTCTAATGGTAATATTTTATTAAGCAATCAGACCTTGAATGCTGCAACATTAACAAATCAATCTATATCCTTTGGAAGTACATCATTCATCTCTTACAATATACGTCAATATGATGATCGTGATATATATGATGATTATAGTAATAATGATGAATTTGAACTTGAGGCAGATGAAATCATTGACTTTGCTGAAACTAATCCCTTTGGTACATACTAATGTTAGGAACCTATTTTTATCACGAAATACTTAGAAAGACAGTTATAGCGTTTGGAACATTATTTAATGATATTCACATTCGTCATAATGACAATACTGGTAAATCAATAAGCGATATGAAAGTTGCATTGGCATATGGCCCAATGCAGAAATTTTTAGCAAGACTTGAGCAACAACCTGATTTAAATCGTGCAACTCAAATTACGTTACCTCGTATGTCTTTTGAGATGACAAATATCTCGTATGATGCTACAAGAAAATCCACAATCACACAAACATTCAAAGCATCTGATGGATCAAATTTAAGAAAAGTATTCATGCCAGTGCCATATAATATTGGTTTTGAATTAAATATCTTGGTTAAACTAAACGATGATGGATTACAAATCATAGAACAGATTTTACCATTTTTTCAACCATCTTTTAATTTAACTGTAGACTTAGTAAGCGTAATTGGAGAGAAAAGAGATATCAGTGTTGTATTAGATAATATTTCATTCCAAGATGATTATGAAGGAGATTTTGCAACAAGAAGAGCATTAATCTATACTCTTAATTTTACAGCAAAAACATATCTATTCGGCCCAGTTGCAGATACTCCAGAAGGTCTTATCAAGAAAGTTCAGTTGGATTATCATACCAATATGGATCGTGAGAATAAGAGAAGAGAACTTCGCTATGTTGTTACACCAAAAGCAGTCAAGGATTATGATGGTGATAATACTGCGGTTCTTACATTTAACATCAGTGCGACAGAAGTTAGATTTACTGTAAATGATACAACAAACTTTACAGTTGGTGATCGTATTGTAATTGATAGTGAAGTGATGCAGATCAAAGAAAAACCAGATGCGACTACTTTAGTTGTAAAAAGAGGGTTTGATCGAACACTTAAAGTTGAACATCTTGAACAGGCAAGAGTTAATAAATTGACCACAGCAGATGATAATCTTATAGATATTGGTGATGACTTTGGATTTAGTGAGACATCAAGCATCTTTACAGACTCACTACAATTCAATCCTGCAACAAGGACAGACTCATGATGAATACAAATTTCAATAGTATTGAAAAATCTCTTAATGTTGAAACGTCTATTGTCAAAAAAGATGAAAAAACTGAATTACCGAATGTTGTTTTAAAAAAGAATGATATTGAAAAGGATTACAAATATACAAGAGGACAATTATATTCTCTAATTGAAAAGGGACAAGAAGCGATCAATGGTATTATGGAAGTTGCTGGTGAAAGTGCAAGTCCAAGAGCGTATGAGGTTGCTGGACAGTTAATTAAATCAGTTGCAGATAGCACAGATAAATTGATGGATTTACAGAAGAAGATGAAAGATATTGATGAAGACAGCACTAAAACACAAAATAATGTCACGAATAATGCCTTATTTGTTGGATCTACAAGTGAGTTGTCAAAACTTCTAAAACAAGGTATTCTAAATAATAATGAGTCGAAAAGCACTGAATAATGAAATCCTGTAAAAAAGGATACTACTATTGCAACACTGACAAGAAGTGTAAACCTATTCCCAAAGGATCTGTTCTTCGTGATGATGGGTTTCTCATGAAAGAAACTTTAGATAAAAAGGATAAACCATTTATAAAACATTTGGTTAAAAAACTAAGGGGTGGATCTAAAACACATGCAAAACAAGCAGATGATTTAGAAAAAGCAATGAATGAAGAAGGACTCCGTGCTTGGTTTGGTAAATCAAGTGGCACCACTAAATCTGGACGTAAAGTAAAAGGTTGGGTTCAAGTTGGTGGTAAATATGACGGTAAACCTTGTGCTCGTCAACCCGGTCAAAAATCAACTCCTAAGTGTGTCTCCTCTTCAAAGAGAAGATCCATGAGTGATAAAGAAAGAGATAGTGCTGCAAGAAGAAAGAGAGCAGCAGATCCTAATCAACCACAAAAATCAGGTGCAGCTGCACCAACAATGGTATCAACCGATCCGAAAAGAAAAATGAAAGAAGAATTTACAATATTACCTTTGAGACTAGAGATTCCAAAGAGTGCTTTAGATTTCAAACAAGGATTAATGTTTCGTGAAAGTTTAGATACAGATAGCGGTATGCTTTTTGTATTTGATAATATTGCACAACAGTCATTCCACATGACTGAAACAAGAATACCTCTTGACATTGCTTTTATCAGAGAAGATGGTATTATTGAAAGTATTAAGCAGTTAGAACCAAATAATCCAGTTCCAGTATATTCAGAGGGAAATATTGAGTTAGCAATTGAAGTAAACCGTGGATGGTTTGCAGAGAATAATGTAGAAGTTGGTGATCAATTAGATGTTGAGTATATAATACCAAATCAAAGAGAAAAGTATCGCTCAGAAACAAATACAATTTATGACATCATAAGTGAGGTCAAAGATAAGAAAGGAAAGGGTAGTGGCACAAAAGATGCTTGCTATCATAAAGTTAAGTCAAGATACTCTGTATGGCCATCTGCATATGCATCAGGTGCTTTAGTTAAGTGTCGTAAGGTTGGTGCAGCAAACTGGGGTAATAAGTCAGAGGCATATGAAGTAACTAATGCTGACAAAAAAGGAAATACACCAGCATATCAAGGTTTAAAGGCAGGTAAAAAAAATAAAGTTACAGGTAAACCTTTATATAAGGCAGCAGATCACATGAAAGAAAATGCTGTTGAGATTCAAAATTCTGATGGTCAAACAATTGCAGGTATTGTGGATATAGTTGGCCCTGCAAATATGAAACCAATCACTAATGAAAATGGTGTTTGGCAAGGAACTGAACAAGTATCTGAAATGAAAAGAGATGAATATGGTGATCCAGTGGGAGGGCCAAAAATTTCTAAGAAACAGAAGGCAAAGAATCTTGCATCAAATACTCCTGATGAGCAGCATACTACTACAACTTCTGAAGGTATGGCATATGGTATTACTAAAGGATCAGGCAAACCATCAGGACAAATGGCAGCATTTGGAAAACAAGAGAAGAAACCAAATCCATATGGTAAGAGAGCAAAGTTAAAGATGATCATCAAAAGCATCGCTGAAAAAGAAAGATCAAAAGCAGGTGTTACAAGTGAGGCAATGAATCCTGCACAACAGGCAGCAATTGCAATTTCTAAGAAGCAAAGATTAATGGATTTAATGGTTGCTAAGAAAAAGAAGAAGAGTATGAAAGAGGAGAATCTAGATGAAAAATGCTGGAAAGGTTATGAGAAAAAAGGTATGAAAACAATGTTTGGTAAAAGATATCCAAACTGTGTGAAGAAAAAAGTCGGTGAATCTATGGTAAACTGGAGAGATGAAATAGGTTATGAGGGTAAGGACGACGTAAAAAAGTTATCTGAAGACGATATGAAGGGTATGAGTGTCAAGTCTGGACACAAGAGACCCACAAAAAGCGGTGCTGGAATGACACAGAAAGGTGTTGAAGCATATCGTCGTAGAAATCCCGGATCTAAATTAAAGACTGCTGTAACTACAGAACCTTCTAAATTAAAGAAAGGATCAAAGGCATCTAATCGAAGAAAGAGTTACTGTGCAAGAAGTGCAGGACAAATGAAGAAGTTTCCGAAAGCAGCAAAAGATCCAAATAGTCGATTAAGACAAGCACGAAGACGCTGGAATTGCTGATTGAATTATGTCTGATAATGTTTACCTTGGAAATCCGAATCTAAAAAAAGCAAATACACAAATACAATTTTCTCAAGAAAATATACTTGAGTTTGTAAAGTGTAAGGAAGATCCTGTTTATTTTGCAAGAAAATATATACAAATAGTATCACTTGATAAAGGTCTTGTGCCTTTTAGGTTGTATGACTTCCAAGAAAAACTCGTTAGAAATTTCCACGAAAGTCGTTTTAACATCTGTAAGATGCCTCGGCAGACGGGTAAATCCACTACAGTTGTTTCTTATTTGCTTCACTATGCAGTTTTTAATGATAATGTTAATATTGCTATACTTGCGAACAAG